ACTTTCAAGAATATATTACATACAAAATTCCTTTTCTGTAATGTGGAAATCATCAAACCTGACCGCCAAAGGCAACGCGAAGAAAGCGCAGCCCGAATACAAGATTCAAGCCGCCTTTGTGCGCGAAATGAATATCCGGCACCCGGATGTCATGGTGTTCAGCGATTGCGCCGCGCACATCAAAAAAACAATGATACAACAGGTGAGGGCAAACGCATTGTCAACGCCTGATGAAAAGTGGCCGGATGTGTTCATTGCTCAACCGTCTGGGAAGTATGCCGGCATGTACCTGGAATTTAAGGCGGAGTCGCCTTACAAAAAGGACGGGGTAACGCTGTTAAAAAACGACCACATCGAGGCGCAGGCGCGTACCATGCAAAAACTACGGGATCGCGGGTACTATGTCCCGGATTTTGTATGGACGGTTGAAATGGCGATGAAATACACGGAGGGCTATTTAAATATTTGAAAAATAGCCTATCTTTGTCCACGAAATGACGAATTTGCACTGGGGCTGGTTTGGAAAGTCCGGGCCGGCTCCATTCTTTCAAAAACTTTTCATGAGATTATAGTTGCGGGAAACCGGACGGGGCAAAATGTTGCCCCGTTTTTTTTGTGTGTATATATTGCGACAATGGAAAATTAGGTTTATCTTTGTGTGCATAACTGCGGCTTGTACGCCGCTCGCCGTTTAGGCGAAGGTGTACGGGCAAGCAGGGTTATGCGGATTATTTCACATTTTAAAAAGCATTGAAACATGATAACCAAGTTTGATACTAATTGCGACACAGCCTATGGCCGACAAAATCGCCCCGGAGGTGGGCTTTCCTATGGAGAGAGGATCAAAAGACAGTATTGTGAAGATGGCTGGAATAAAACAAGATGGGATGTTCTTGGTGAGGTGAAAAAAGATGATGGTAGAACACAGTTTTTTATTGCTGCTCCAGGATTCGTAACAATGGTGACGCTTACAGAAAAGGAGCAAAAAAAACACATCAAAAAAATAATCACAACCCATCGCCAGTACACAGTTGACGAGTATAGATATTGTAGGTGTGACGAAGGATGGAACGGCTTTTTGAGGGGTAAAGAGTTTCGATGTGGTACGCCATATATTGACCAGTTAGACTTCTGATTCCGCATAACCACAGGTTTTCCGCACGTCCGGCACTTAGCCGGATTGCCGGCAAAACGTAGTTAGGCATAATCCTTGCCTTTAAAATAATCCCCCCGTCACATTAAAAACGAATTTCATGAAACAGTACATTTCTTTTGCCGCCGCGCTGCTTTGCCTGGCATTTACCCCGTCCTGCGTGAACGTATCCGCATCCTCACCCGTCGAAAAACAAACAGCCCCTAATGTATCAATAGCGCCGGGTTCGCTGTGGGTAGCCCACGATCAGGCGGAATTTATCCTTAAAACCAACCAGTCCCTGTATTACGAAATCGGCGGGAAATCGGGCCGAACCGTCAATGCAGACGTGTACCGCTCAAACGGCACCTGGATTGCCAAAAACCCCGTAGGCACCGAACCTATATTTTCCGTTATTGTATACCCGGAAAGCGGAACGGTAAACGCCTACATTGACGGCGCGGTATTGTACCTCAACAAACCGACCGGCGACGAGCCGCAGCCGATTGGCGAACAATAACGGCACGAAAATTGCCCCAAACAAGCCAACGTACAACGAAAGGTGTTTTTTCATGGTCAACCCCGCATAGTTTCAAATGTGAAATTGTGCGGGGTTTTTTCATAAATGTGTTATATTTGCGGGTATGAAACGCGCTATTGTCATCGGTCTAAATTACACGGGCGAAGAATACGCCCTACCGGACTGCGAGATTGACGCAGACGTAATGGCCGCGCTACTTCGGGGTGGTGCGGGTGCGCAAGTAGAGGTAACGAAAGGTGAATGTTCGCCCGAATCAATCGTTTCATACCTCGTAAACGTAGCGGCTACGCAACAAAAAAGCGGCGACACGCTATACCTGTACTTTTCCGGACACGGCACCCAGGTTTACGACCCGGCAGAACCAGATAGCACCGGTGAGGCAATTTGCTTGTATGACGACCGGAAGGGTATTTCGATCCTGAAAGATCATGACCTGCGAAACGCCCTGGACCTGGTGCCGGGCACAAAGATTGTAATATTTGATTCATGCTTTTCGGGCGGAATGGAGCGGGCGGCTATGATTCATAGACCCGGATACCGGAAAAAGGCGCTGACATTCGACAGGGATACAATGCGAGTGTACATGGCACCGAAAACCCTAAAGACAGATCCGAAACCGTCCGGCAAAACCTACTTTCTTTTTGCCAGTTCGGAAGATGAATTTTCATACTCCACCGGGGACGGCGGCTTGTTTACCAAGGCGCTGAAATTCGGGCGGACGCAAAACGATTTGAAAACGGTTTCAAAATTAATGAAATTTGCAGGCGTGTTTTGTGCCGGATCGCAGAAGCCGGTAAGTAAGATATTCGGTGGGAATGGGAACAAACGGATATTGTAATTATGATTGCTCTTTTTATTATCTTATTCGGAATCTTTGCCTTTAATGCCGTTCGCGCAGGCGCAAAGGCAGAGGCGGCACAAAAAGAGGCGATGAGGAAATGAGCGAAGTCAGACAGATTAAAATAAAGGCTATTTTTAGGCTATGTCAAGAAAGGCGGAAGATATTGTAAGGGACGGCAAGTCGACCCAATTTAAAAAGGGCGTCGTTACAAATCCAAAAGGCAGACCGCCGGGCATACCAAACACGGCGACCCGGCTACAACGGTTTTTGTCCATCGTGCAAAAGCACAAAAACCCCGTAACAGAGGCAGACGAAAATCTTACAGTTGCGGAAATTATGGACTTGGAGCAAATAAAAAAGGCGCTGAATGGAGATACAGCGGCATGGGAAAAAATTTTAAACCGCCTTGAGGGTAACACCGCCAACAAAACGGAAATAACCGGCCCAGAGGGTGGGGCCATTGAGGCGAAAATCGAATGGATAATCCGCAGACCGGCAACGGAAGATGGAAGTTGAAGCCACAAAAAAGTTCTTTGACCTTTCGATAAAACAGGAAATTGCATGGCAAGCCCTGGAAGAAGACCCGTCTATAACCGAAGTGTTTTTCGGCGGCGCGGCGGGGCCGGGAAAAACAACCCTTGGTTGCATATGGCAAATTACGCGCCGTATATTGTACCCTGGCACAAAGGGGTTAATCGGGCGCGATCAGTTTAGCGACCTTCGAGACACCACCCTGGCCACCTTCCTGTGGTGCTGGTCGGAATACGGGCAGCACAATATTCCCGGCGTTACCGGAAGCTTCAACGCACAGGATAAGATATTCAGGTTTTCAAACGGTTCTGAAATCTTGTTTCGGCATTTGGCCTTCGAACCGTCTGATCCGGATTTTCACCGGCTTGGCTCTTTGGAAGTAACCGACGCCTTTGTTGACGAACTTCCGGAGGTTAACGAGAAAGCATGGGACATTGTTACGAGCCGCATACGGCACCGCCTCGACTTGCTACCCATCAGAAAACCAAAGGCTTTGGGATGCGGAAACCCGGCGAACAACTGGGTAAAGCATCGGTTTGTGTTGGACAAGGATAATAACCCCATAGAATTAAAGCCCTATCAGCGGTTTATCCCGGCAACGCTTCAAGACAACCCGGATAAAGCATTCAGGGAGATATACGACGAAAACCTTAGTAAGTTATCGAACTACGACCAAGCGAGGCTACGGTTCGGAGACTGGCGGGCAATAGACGACGGCGGAAATAAATTTTATTGGAATTTTAAGCGCAATACACACGTGATCGGGGCTGCCGGGTTCGATGAAGAAAGGCCGGTACATATTTCATTCGATCAAAACGTAGTTCCCTATATTACCGCAACTTTTTGGCAGGTTTTGCAAGACGGGGAAGGTTGGAAAATACGGGCGTTTGATGAATTGTGCCTGGAGCACCCGAAAAGCAATACCGTATCTCTTTGTGAGGCGATTGTAGAATACTACGGCGACAAGATGCGGGAAATGTTTTACTACGGCGATGCAAGCGGCAACCAGAGGGATACCCGAAACAAGCCTGGCGAATCGGAAACGGATTATTCCATCGTCCGTAACAAGTTGCGGAAGTGGCTAAATAACCGCAGCGACCGAACAGAAAGAAAAAATCCTCCGGTTTTGCCACGGCGCGACTTTATTAACGAGATATTTGCCGGGCGAATACCGGGCGTAAAAATAGAAGTGTCCGACAAGTGCCTTAGATTGATCGAAGACCTTACAACGGTCAACCAAGACGCCAATGGACACAAATTAAAGAAAAAAGTAATTGACCCGGTAACGCGGGTTTCTTACGAGGCCGTAGGGCATACGTCCGACACAATGGACTATATCATAACAGCGGTCTTCGGGCCGCAATTCACAAAATACCGGGGAAGATGACAAAAGACGAAGCGATACAAAGAATGTTTCAGGTCGTAAGCGACGAAGCAAGGCACGAATTCTACAAAGACGTGTGCGACTATGCCGACCTCTGTACGGCGCTTGTCACGGGTAAAAACCTGAACAACTATCTGCGACGGTTCACCCCACGCGAATCGGAAGAACTCTTTGCACAGCGGGAAGAACTAACGCAGCATGTAGCGCCGGGCACCATGCGCAAGGCGCGGGCCGCCTACAAAAAGGGTATCGAATCCCGGCATACGGTTACCATGAAATATGTCGAGGCGGGCGACGTACCTGGCGGGCGCATGGATGAAGAAGAAAAATTAGCCGCGTTTAGGCCCATTTTCGATAAATTTTTCGGAAACAAGGACATTACGGAGTGGGTAAAGCGTCGGGTGTTTAACCTGAAATGGGTGGACCCTAACGCCTTTTTAGTCGTTGAATTCGTTGGGACAGATGGCGTAAAACGGGCAAAGCCCTATCCTTTCGAGGTCAGATGTTCGGATGCCCTGGATTTTGGCTATGAAAACGAAGTGCTGAAATACCTTATAGTACAGACCGAGCGCAAGACAATGAAGTCAAGCCGCGAACCGGCGGTTAAAAACACCATAACCGGACAGTGGGCAATCCGGAAGCGTTATACCTGCTATCTTGAAAACGAAACGGTAATCTTAGAGCCCATGCCAGACGACAAAGCCCCACATCGGGAAGATGGGAAGGTTTTCGAGACCGGAGACGGTAGTTTCGTATGGCTCAAAACGGAACTATACCAAATAATTGAGCCAATCCCGCATAATTTAGGCGTAGTACCGGCGTTCCGGGCCGGACACGACGAAGACCTTTCAAATAGCGGCATGACCTACGTCACCTCGTACCACGAGGCTATACCATTCCTCAGAAAGAGCCTGAAAATAAATTCAGAACTTGATTTGGCTATGACATTAGTAGCCCACCCGGAGCGGCACATGTATTTACCCCCATGCGAGGCGGAAGGGTGTAACAAGGGCTATTTACCGGACGGGCATACACAATGCACCGTTTGCAGGGGCACCGGCAAGAAAATAAGCACCTCAGTAGCAGAGGCGTTTACCTACGAAATGCCCCGCGATAAGGAAGACTTTTTCGACCTCGATAAAATGAGCATAACCAAAATGCCGCCCATCGAGGCAATGCTTTTCCAGAGGGAAATGATAGAATGGTGTTCGGGCGAAGTGCTGAAAATCATTTTCAATACCGACACCTTCAGTCAAAAAGAGATCGCCGTATCGGTCACGGCCACAGAAAAAACCATCGACCTGCAAAACGCGCAAGTGGTGATTTACGAGGCGCTTTCAGATCTTTCGGAAAAGTGGCAGTTTACAACTATCATGTGCGCCCGCATTACCGACCTTGAAAAAGGGTTAGTGGCGTCCCTGTATTGGGAAAGGGATTTGCAGTTAAAGTCGGTTGGCCAGTTGTTTGAAGAATTGAAAAGCGCACAGGATAGCAGCGCGCCGCCGGAGGTTGTAAGCACATTGCAGGAACAGATAGTGAACACCCTGTATGCCGACAACGACGACGAAAGGAAGCGCTACGACGTTCGCAGTAAATTCAACCCGTTCCGGGGCGTGTCGGAAAGCGCGATAATGACAATTCTGAACAGCGCCCTTACCTCACAACGAAACAAGGTGCAATACGTCAACCTGGGCAATATATTCGACGCACTGGAGGCCGACTATGCGGCGCGAAATGTAGACTTCTATACCCTTCCGTATGCAGATCAGAAAACAGCCGTTTCCGCAAAAGTTGATGGCCTTATAAGTGAATTAACGCCGGTTGATAATCCGGCATTTGCGCTGAACTGATGCCACGCACACCCGACGAAATCCGCCGAACACTCCGGCACATGGCCGCAATTTCAAAACGAATTGCGGAAGGCATTGACAGCGACATTGCAGCCCTTGATTCTGAATTGAGGCGATTACAGGCGGAATTATTGGCGATTATAAATAAAGACCTTATAAGCGGGCTGTCAATCGGCGAAGGTGGAATAGTGGCGAATGGGGCAAGGAACTTGTCGAAGGTGGCGAAAGTAGATTCCATTTTCGAAAAATTCAGACGGTTATTTCTTCGCTCTTTGGTTTCGATATTCGGCCAAAACCTGCTAAAAGTAGCGGGCAAAGTAGCCGATTATTTCAGGGCAAGCGACTTACGGCAGGATAGCGTGGAAAGGGTAGCCCGAACAAACGCGGCGATAGAGGCGAGAATCGGGATAGTAGATGGTAAGTTGATTGTAGGCGGATACCTCGACACCCTGGCAAATACTGATGCCCTCAAACAAGAACTGAAAACGTTTATGCTTCGCAGCATTATAAACGGGGTGAGCCTGGCAGACCTAACGGCGGGCCTTGCCTCTTTGGTTGTCGGCAATGCGGACGCGGACGGTTTTTTAGTACGCTATTTCAGACAGTACGCATACGACACCTTTAACCAAGTGCGGGAAATAAAGAATCAAGAGTTTGCCGACGGGCTGAATCTTAAATGGTTTCTATATCAAGGCTCATTGATCGAAACAAGCCGCCGGTTCTGTGAAAAGCGGGCGGGAAAAGTATTCAGTACAGAAGAAACAAAGACGTGGAAGAACGACCCCGATTTGGTGGAGCAAAAAACAAAAGACACGTATAACCCACTTATTGAGCGCGGACGGTACAATTGCCGACACTGGATAGACTATATCAGTCAGGAGACGGCAGATTATTTGAATCAAAACCCGTAACGATGCCTGTAACAGCAAGATTAACCGGAACGCCCACGCTTACCCGCACGTTTACATGCGCACAATGGGACACTATGCCCGCCGGCAACCTGGGATGGTCGGAATTAGTACGGGATTGTGTCGGCGAAGACGGTAACAGCCGCCGACCGTATGCGGAGGTTGTTTTGCAATCTCCCGCCGTCGACCTGGCAAGCCTTGACCCCCTTACCTATTATGAAGACGATGCCGCAGCTATTGCCGATGGTCTTTTGCCCGGAGATGAATACCGGCTTACTGCAAACAACCCCTACGGCATGAAATACGGGTCACGGGTCACGGTAGAATAAACGGGATGACTGATCCCAAAAAGTAGCGTCAATAGGTTCGAAATTTGTAGCGTCAAATTATGAAAATGACACGTCCTGAATTAAACGGTTTACACCCCCTGCTTTTGCGCTCACAGGCAGACTTTGCGCTGTTTATTTATGTTACTGCAATCAAGCGGGGCAACCCGAACATTTGCACGGCGGTTGCGATTCGCGACTTTTATCACCTCCACGGCGTTACGGATTTTGACTTTGAATCTTCCCGGAAGATTGTACAGACAATGCAGAAAGAAGCCCGCGACAATCGTCCGACTCTCAATAAGCAGATGTTGTCGGTTTTGGGAACAGAGGAGGAAGAAATTGAACGCTATCACCGCATGAATTATAAACAATGACAAAACCCGGAATAGTCAAATTACGAGACACTGTAGACGGGCGCACAGCGCAAATGTCTATGCGGTCCTGGGGAAATATCCAGAATTCCCGGCACAATTGGGTAGTGGTACAGGATACGCCGCCGGCAGCCGTGACAGAGAAAATGGAGGAACTACGGGCGCGGCAGGAATTCACGGGCCACAAAAAACGGAAGAAATGAAGATCGAGATACAAAACCGGCAAACCCTCGTTGTAATGGAGGTGACAAGTGAAATGTGGGGAGAGATGCAAAACGGCGGACACGCCCGACACTGGAAAGTAGTTGCACGAAAGCCTGATGTTCCGGTAGATGTTGCTGAGGCTATGAAAAAAGCGACAAGCAAGGCGGCAGAAAAAACACCCGCAAAAGGGAGGGCGGAAACGCCCGAACAAGTAGAAAAACAAACGTCCGACGATGAGCCGGGCAAGCCTGAATAAATGAAAGAATTCATTACGGGATTTTTGGCGGAATCCTTAAACCTGCCAGTAGAGAGCGTTTCGGAGTTGCTCTTTAAAAAAGCCGATGACGGTAAAACCCTTACCGACGAATTGAACCCCGACGCAAAAGACAAGATCAGCGCGGCGCTTTCCGAACACATTGCAAAAGTAAAAGGCAGTGTGGACACGAAAAAGATCGCTGACGACCAGTACAAGCGCGGGAAAGTCGAAGCCCTGGATATGCTGGAAAAGGCGGTCCGGGAAAAGTTCGGCGTTCAGTCCGAAAAGCGAGGGGTAGAACTGATTGACGAGATCGTCGCAACGGTCGCCAAAAGCGATTTGGAAGACGACAAAATCAAACGAAGCCCGCTCTATCTTCAACTTGAAACGCGCCTGTCTAACGATATTCAGGCGTTAACTACAAAGTATGAAGCGGAAAAGGCCGACATCGAAAAAAGCTTTAAGCGCAAAGAAACGCTTACCGAGGTCAGGCAAAAGGCATTAGGAAGACTCGAAGTGTTGCAACCCGTGCCATACGGAACACCGGAAGTTTTTCAAACAATAAAGGGCGCATTCGCCCGCGAATTCGAAGCGTATGATTACGAGCCGGCAGAAAACGGTTCTTTCATCGCGGTAAAAGATGGCAAGCGGCTGGAAAATAAATTCGGCCACGCCATCACGTTTGATGAGTTGGTTGATTCGGTTGTACCGAGGTATTTTGTTTTGCCCGAACAGGGCGCAAAAGGGAACGCCGGAAACGCTACGCAAACAAACGGCTCGACTTATGCGGGTTCAGTGCCTAAAAACGAAGGCGATTTTTTGGCGGCGTATAACGCTCTTCCGCCGGGAGAGCAGCGTACAAAACTCGTTCAAGCCTACGAAGCAGCCAACCGACCACAGGAATAGCGTTTTTGATGCGTTAAAAACACGCAAAAAAAACAATGGCAATTACAAACTCGGCTCTCCCGTTCATTCTGGAAAAAGCCTCCACGATTTGGCCCGGCAGCATGACCGAGGCCGATTTTATCCCTCAGTTTGGCGCGGTTAAGGCCGTCGCCGAACAACAAACTGCCCGCGTATCATACGCCAACCTTCCCGACCAAGCGGATGCAAAAATCACATGGATCAACAACTGTGATATTACCGTAGACACCTGCGCGGACGACTGCGACTTCACCGGCACCGCTGCCGACACGAGCGTACAAACGCTTGAGATTACGCAATGCAAGCAGTCTACGTTTTCGGAGCCGATTGACGCATGGCGGGGAAACCTGTTCGGATTGGCCGACGCCCTGGCAGTAGACATCAATAAGACGATGAAGGCGCAACTTGAAACGGTTGCTCAGTATGTCGTTTCTATCCTGAACTCAAGCGCCGGAACGAACGAATACGACAACCAAGGGGAATTTACCATCGCAGGCACGGACACAACCATTCCGGCAGCGGCGTGGACAGATACCGGAATCTTTGGAAAACTTCGCCGGACGGCCATCAAAAACCGCTTCGACATGCCGTACCTGCTCACAGGTGACAGCCTGGACCAGATGGTATATATGGCCCGCACGTCTTCGCAAAACGGCGAGGGCAAAGGCGATAATGTCCGAATCGGAGAATTCCCGCTTTATACCGACCTGTTCAATATCGAAGCCGTGAATACGACCGAATACGTAACGTACCTCATCAATAAGGGTGCTATTGCGTTCGCTTCGAAGGCTTATCATCCTACCACGCCGGAGGTTTTGGGAGGGACGATGACCCGTTTTTCAATCAGCAACCGATTTTTCCCGATGCTGAAACACGACGTGGAATTTGTCGAAAAGTGTACTGCCGGGGTGTGGGCAATTCACTACCGTATCAAAGCACGCTACGACGTATTTCTGAATCCGACGGGTTGCACCTCCACCCGCAAAGGTGTATTGAAATTGATCCGCGAAACCGGCGTGTAATCGCCTGAAACACTAAACATTAAAATCAATAGTACGATGAAAAATAAAAATTGGCTTTTTGCCGGTTTCGTTTTGGCCCTGGGCCTGGTGGTAATGTTCTCTTTCAAGAAAGAAGATTTTGCGCCGAATCAATATTACGAATACACGTACACGAAAGACACGATCACAAACGCGGCAAACGACACGCTTTACCTGCCGTCAACGTTTCGCCCGCAGTTGTCGGACTTTCAAATGTGCGTATCCGTAACCCGAACGAACATATCCGGCACGACCAACCTTGCCGTAAAGGTGGAGGATACCGCCTACAAATATACCGGAAGCACCCCACCATCGGCGGGATGGGCGCCAACGCTTAACAGCGCATTAGCGGCAGCGGCAACGGCTGCAACGACGGCCACTACCGAAAACTTGAACATTCCGCATATTTACGGAATGAATACAAGGATTATAGTGGATGGCACGGGCACCCAAAGTTCGTCCTATGTTATCCGGGTAGTATTAAAAAAGAAAGAATAAAGGCCAGGCGAGGTGTTTTTTCATAGGGGGCTGGGTATTGCGCCCTGCCCCTTTTTTATACTGAAATAAAAATGGCCTTAGTTTCTACCACCTGCTATACATCCGCTGTCGGGTTATCCCGAAATACATGCCCATGTGCAGAAAAGCCGCCGACGGGGTATAACGAGGCGGACAGCGATCTTTTCATTACCGACCTAAAGCCCCTCGATGAGTTGGGCGGGTTTGATAAGTGTGGCGACGGTTCTATTTGGGAAAGCCTGGAAACGGCGCGAAAGCGGGCGATTCTGCAATTCATGACGGATACCGACGCTCTGATGGCCCGCGAACATCGCAAGCGCCGGGAGCCGTGGGTCGGCGGTCTTTTCAGGGTGGAAAAAACCGGCACTGTATCCAACGCATATACTTACAACGGCATAAGACTTCGCGCAAATCCGCTCCGGGGTGGGTTCATGAAAATAACCAAAATCGGAGTTTGGCTCGAAGCGTCGGGTACGTTCACGGCACAGATTTACGACCGGAATAACCAGCAGGTTGGGAGCGATATAACGCTTACCTCGGTAGCAAACCGGAATAATATAAACACCCTGGCAACGGCAATCGAATTGCCTTTGTCGGACGATTTTATGGACTTTCCGGAGTATTTTTTGGTTTACGAAAAGTCAACCCTTCCGGGCGCGGCGGCGGTAAACCGGGCGTCTTGCGGGTGTGGCGGCTCTATGTCTGTTATGTTCAACACGGATAGAAACTATTGTTGTACGGGCAAGTACCGGGGCGTTGACGGTTGGGCAAATTATTTGATGATCGGCGGATGGTCTGGAAATACGTTAACCGACTTCGACGACGCGCCGGTATTGGCCGATAACTACGGTTACGGCATGACGTTATCGGTAGAATTCGGATGCCGGGCCGGTGAAATCCTGTGTAAAGACAGCCTGAACTTTTCCGGAAACCCGCTGGCAATGTCTATTGCCGTTGCGGTTCAGTACAAAGCCGCCGAATATATAGCCCTTGACATTCTTTCTTCGCATAACCTGAATCGCAGTCAGTTGGTGAACCGGGAAATGATGCAAAGCAATATGCAGGGATGGCGAAGGACGTATAACGAGGCGGTTGCCTATGTAGCCGCGCATGCTGACTTAGAATTGAATGACTGCCTTTCTTGTAAGCCATTTGTTCAGCAGTCCTTAACCGCGGTAATGGCATGACACCTGAGCAGTTACCCGAAAAATGGCGGCAGGCACGGCAAAGGCTGCTTTCTGAACTGCCACGGCAAGCAACCATTGCGGCTACCGATCTATCCGCTTTGGTGAAAAATCGGGTAATACAGCGGGGAGAAAGCGCGGCGGGCACCCCATTCACCCCGTATTCAACCGTTGCAATACCCGCATTTTTTTACAAGGGGAAAAGCCGGACGGGATCGGCAGAAGGTAAAATAACGGCCCTGGCAAAGCAAAGGGAAAAAATAAGTTACCGGGATTTTCGGGAGATAAACAACCTAAAAACCGACAAAAAGAACTTTGAGTTTACCGGCGAAATGTGGCGCGGCGTAGAGGTGCAAACCTCCGGAGGCGGGGCGGTAGTTACGGCAACTATTCAGGGCGGCAACCAAGCGAGCCGAGAAAGACTTTCCTACGGATCGGCAGGAGAAAATACCAACCTATTAAGACCGAACGAAAAAGAAATTGAAGTTATCCGGGCCAACCTGCAAAAATGGTTATCCGGAATCATAAACGAGGCATTACAATGATCGAAACGATACTTTCCAACGCGGGCCGGTACATTCAAGATAGTGTTTCATCTGTCTCTCTTGCGGGTGGCAGTGCGGTTGTTTTATCGGTAGCGGATGGCCGGGGCAACGTTTCAAAAGTGCCTGCGGTATTAAAAGAAGGGGGCGATCCATGCGACGGGAATAACTATACTTCCATGCTTCCGGACGACACGCAAAGCGCCGTTGTTTTCTGGCAAGTGCTTGATAACCAATTGGTGCAACAAATAAACCCTAAGGTTTTGCACATGCGGGCAGATTGTCGGTTGGTTGTGTGGTGCAACCTAAAAAGACTGAATCCCGCTAATGCCGACTTGGTTATGGCGGCGGTGATTGCGGCCATTCGGGCTGCGGCGGTAGCCGATGAATTAAGCGAAGATTGGGTAAACGGCATATTTGCACACCTGGAGTTTATAGAACACCGTAACCCGGCAATTTTTTCGTCCTACGAATTTAAGGAAGCAGAAACGCAATATATAACAAGCCCTTACGACTTCCGCAGCGCCCGATACGACATCCGATACAACGTTTTAACATCGTGTCTGCCCTCTGTGGCAGCCGTTCAACCTGCTTGTTAAATGGCCACTCAAAGCAATTCCGTTCCGGCAAATATTGACTTCGAGGCATACGCAAGGGATACGTTTATCCGTGACATAATGATACAGACGAAATCGGGCACAACGGAAACGCCGGTCGACCTGGCGCCATACACGGCGAAAATGGAAATACGGGAAAAGCGGGGAGGTTCTGTCATAAAGACCCTTACTGAAATCGCAGGAATAACCCTGAACTACGGGGCGGTGACGGGGCAACTTCGAATACTTATTTCTGCAACCGATATGGCCGCGATGACCACAGCGACTTACATATATGATCTTCAATTGACCCTTTCCGGGGTAGTGAAAACGTATTTGGTGGGAAACTTTAAAATCTGTCCCGACGTGACCGCATGAGCGATTTATCCGTGACATTGATAGAGTCGGAGGTCGTTGTCGAGGTAGTTACCCGACCGATTGAAATTACTATTCCGGTTGGAATGATGGGGCCGCAAGGCCCGGCAGGTCCGGCAGGTGGATCAGTGGTTGAATATCCAGCGGGCGAAAATTTGAGCAGCGGACGGGTGGTGATAATTGAGGCTGGAGAGGCGTGGTATTTTCAACCCGGAACAACGGCGCATGGTGGCCGGGCTTTCGGGATAACAAAAACGAGCGCAACGGCGGGAAACGATGTAACGATTCAGTTGGAAGGAACAATAACCGACGCCGCATTTTCTGCCTTTTTAGACGAAGCGCTTTATGTCGGCACCGATGGTGAATTACAGACTACGTGGCCCGGTGCGGGATTAATACAAAAGGCGGGAATTTCGGAGGGCGGAAACAAGGTTAAAATTGATTTTTCGATTCAAATTCAACAAATTTAAAAATAAACACATGGCAACTAAAAAATATCTGATTGTCAACACCGGTGCGGGCGCGTCGCCCACCACGCAGGAAAGCACGATTGACACATCTGCCGGAGCCGGTGATTCCGGTAAGATACCTTCACTTGATACGTCCGGGAAACTTGACCTCTCGTTTATGCCGTCCGGGGTTGGCGGTGATACACGGACAGTAACGGCGGGCGAAACACTTACAGCCGGAAACCTTATTTATATGAGTTCAACGCCGGAGGCATTTAAGGCAGACGCAAACAGTGAAGCAAAGGAGGCAATCGGGTTCGTCTTGTCAGGGATTACGGCAGCGGCTACCGGAACGGCGTATTTCGGCTCTGGCATTATATCGGGGCTTTCGGCGCTTACCCCAGGCGCTCGATACTATTTGTCGGCTGCAACGCCGGGGGCAATTACAACCACCAAGCCATCCGGAGCGGCGGACATTGTACAGCAGGTAGGGTTTGCGCTTTCGACAACCGAACTATACTTCGAGCCGCAGCCGGCTATTTTGTTGATATAATGTCGGAACAAATACCGCTCATATTAAACACCGCTGCGGGCGCTCTTTATAAGCAGTTGCCCGCAACGGATACGTTCCCCGCAACGTCGCTACCTGCACGGGTAACCATTTCGCCCGCGCAAATCACGTCTGACCAGGACGATTACAACCCGACGGATTGGGCGGATGCGGACGTAGTGAGGCTTGACTTTGACACCGGCGGGCGAGGCATTACCGGCTTTGCGGCCTGGACGAACGGAAGGGCTAAAACGCTGTTTAACACAACCGGCAATTTCGGGTACATCGCCTGCGAGGGGCCGGACAGCTCGGCGGCAAATAGGGTTATTGGCCCATCTGATTATATTATAGCGCCTTACGGTAGTTTGATAATCGCCTATGACAGTACGGAAAGCAGAACGCGGGTAATATACAACTCGTTCAATCCGGCTTTCCTGGGGCTTGGAAACCTGCGAGGGCATTACTATTTTCAAAGCGCCGGATCTGCAACGGCGGCGGATTGGGGTGATTTTGCATTTGCAACGTCCGGGACCGGCTCGACACTTTCTACCGTAGCCGGAACGGCTACGCAGGCTGGCGGGTGGAGCCTTTCTCCGGGGACAACAACAACAGGTGCTTGCAGCGCATATTTTGCAAAAAACCTGCTCAATCCGGCATTTTACGGATCGGCACACCTAACCGTATGTTTTTATGTTAGAATCCCGGTTGCGTCGGACGGAACAAACACGTTTACAACGTCCGTCGGGCTTGTTCCGTCGCCGTCGTCCGTGACCCTGAATGTAAATAATAGCCTGGTTGTAAAATACAGCCACGGACTAAACAGCGGCAAGTTTCTGGCCGTTTCACGTGACAACTCAGGATCAGAAACGACGGCAGATACCGGGATTACTGCAACGGCCGATGTCGGCTATCTGATTACAATTTGCATCGACAAGGCGCGATCCGAGGCGCGATACTATATTGACGGTGTTTTTGTTGCAAGAATCACAGCCAACCTGCCATCCGCCGTTGCCACCGGACAGCGGGCGGCTGTTGTAAAATCTGCGGGAACAACAGCACGCGTTTTTGTGCTTGCATCATTTATGTATTCATCCGTTTTTTAGGGCATGGCAGAGCGAAAATTACTAAAATGCGATAGCGCGGGAATTCGGGAATTTTCCGTAACAGATACCGTTCCGGCGTCTGCTATGCCTTCGCAGTCTGTAATTTCGCCGTCACCGATCACGTCTGACCAGGATAATTACAGCCCTACGGGGTGGGCGGATGCGGATGTGGTGAGGCTTGATTTTGACACGAGCGGGCGAGGGATTACCGGCTTTGCGGCCTGGACGAATACGCGGCCAAAAAAGTTGATAAACACGACCGGCAATTTTGCATACATCCCATGTTTACACCCCGACAGTTCGGCAGCAAATAGGGTGTTTGGGGCATTAGACCACATTATCGAACCATACGGTGTTGTTGAAATCGAATACGACGACACATCCGATATTATTCGCGTTTCATTTAATTCGTTTACGCCACAGTCTTATTACTTTCGAGGGGTATTTCACAGCGTTTGCCCAGGCGCAACCCTGGGGGGTGATTGGGGAACGGTTGGGTTTGGAATATCCGGCGGGAATAACGCCGCTGTAAATCCAACTTCTGCGCTACCTGGGTCGTGGGAAATAAATACGTCAACCTCAGCAACCGGGGCGTCGTCTCTATATTTACCAAAGGGCGTCAACCTGCCGGCCAGATATGGAACCGGGCATCTAATATCAATTGCGTATGTTTATTTTCCTACGCTTTCCGACGGAACGCAAACGTATACGTTTTCTCACGGGTTGACGGCATCAAACAACGGGACGACACTGAACCCAGTGAATTCCGTAGTTATAAGATACACACACGGGACGAATAGCGGGAAGTTTGAGGGCGTTTGTATCGGGTCCGGAGGGACGGAAGCAGCCGTAGATTTAGGCATTACGGTTGCGGCAAATACAACATATGTTCTTACCGTGTGTGTCGACGGGGCTGGCACGGAAGCCAGGTTTTACATCAACGGCGTATATGTCGGACGGCAAACATCACAAATGCCAGCGGCTGTTGCAACAGGAGACAGGACTATTATTGTAAAATCTGCCGGGACAACATCGAGGGGGGCGTGCATTGCGAATAAAACATTTTTAGCAATTTTCTAAAATGAAAAGAATATTTACAATCGCATCGGTTTTGTTTGCTCTTTCGTATTCGGCAGAGGGGCAAAATAATATCGTATATGGGGCGGGAGTTTCATACACGAACGGAACACCAACATACAACCCTGGGGCGCGGGGCGCGCAAATAGCGATTGATACCGTTACGGGATATTGGTACGAATATAGAACGGAAACAAGCGCATGGGTACATGCCGGGTATCGCATTCAGACAATAGCCGGATGCGCGGCACCAGGCTACGTTCCCGGAAAAAAACAAAGCCTTCTCGTAGTTAACGCCTGTGATAGCCTTTACTATTATAGATCAAGCGCTTGGAGACACCTAAACCCGACGGGTGGCGGCGACCCGTCGATAACGAACGAGGGAATTTTGGGCGTCGGTGCCGGGGCGTCAAACACTTCTGTTATCACTTCAAATACTTCGACGGCAGTAGGGGTAACAATAACGGCGGCGGGGATAAACACAATATCAGAAACAACGTCCTCAAACGGCGGAAACATAACGATAACGGGCACGGAAGTTGACGGTAGCACCACAAATGAACTGCAAACAATTGCAAACACATCGGATGTTACTTCTCACACTGTTACTCTTAGCAATAGCGGCGGTTCTGTCCAGATTATTGAAGGGACGGGTATAGGATTGTCAACCGGGGGGACCGGACTGGACGGGACAACGACAATTACAAATACTGCTCCGGATCAGACGGTTTCAATCACGGGCGCTGGTATCAGCGTTGTGACGGGCACATATCCGAATTTTACGGTAACAAGCACGGAGGTTGACGGCAGCGTTACGAACGAGGGAAGCCAGACGGTTGGCGCAGGTGGGGCGAATACCTCGACAATAGTTTCAAATACATCCGGCTCTACGCCGGTCACGGTGTCGGGCTCAAACACGATTCTTGTAACCGAATCAGGTAGCACTATCACGTTGCAGGCGGATACATCGTTACTCGCGACAGTGAACGACCTGAATACACGGCTGATCGTTGACACGGTAAACGATTACACGGCGCTAAGGGCGTATTCGTCGACTGCTCCTATTGTGTTTGTCCGGAAGAACGGGATACAAGGCTTTTTTAAGGCAGTAACGGGTGGATGGGTTGACGACGGCGGTATTACAATTGTCGGAACAAAGAAATTTAGGAGGATTACGGAAAACATCAGGATCGTCAACGTCCGGTGGTTTGGCGCGGTAGCGGACAGCCTAACAGATGACAATACGGCTATTCAGGCGGCATTGGATTGGTGCCTTGACAGCGTTTCGGGGATTGGGACGACGCTATATTTCCCGGCAGGCAAGTACCGATATACGTCGCAGATATACGCCTATAAACCTAAAAACATTGCGATTGCTGGGGATGGGATGCATAACACGTATTTATTCCCGGTAAACGTGAACGGTATTTATTTCAGGGCAGACAGTACGGCAATTGTCGGCTCTGGCGTGTACGGAAACACCGAAATGCGGGATTTTAGCATACGGGATTTAACGATGATCCGCAGTGGAAGCAACTCGTTTGCATCAAAACTGATCGGGATTTATTTGCGCGGTGGTATAAACATGCGGGTTGAGCGGGTCAGGGTGGAGGAGTTTTTTGCAACGTCCGGAGGCGGAATTGGAAGCATGGGCATAAAATTAGACGTTTCCACGACGCTAACAAACGACGTAACACAGCACACGACGCTTTCGGACGTGTGGGTGTCTCAATGCGACACGGGTATTGTTACCCATCTGAACAACACAATGTTGTGGCACAACGTCCAGGTTGATCAGTGCAAAGATTTTGGCGTAGTGCTGGGGAACGGCGTTTTTTGGAACGAGGGCATGATCCAGGGGTGCGAAAACGGTGGGCTTTGGCTGCAAAAAAATAGCGCGGACGTAATTTCAAACGTCCACGTAAATCACGTTTATTTTGAACAAAACTCATACGTTTCTCCAAAATACGGGTTTGTTTACAAGGCCGACAACACGGATGCGACAAACGTAGTGTTTCAGAATTGCGGATTTTCGAGCAGCGCAAACACGCGGATTTTCAACCTCAAGCGCATTACCGCCGGGGCGTTTGTGAATAACAAGTACCTGATTTCATCGACTGATACGATATGGTTGCAGAGCATGTCAAACATCCAGTTCGGAAACGACAACTACGAAAGCGCAACGCTAATAACGTCGGACTGTAATATAACCTGGTTGAACGGGTTGTCGGGCAGCGTGAATTCCGTAACGGGGCTATCATTGTCGACGCCGGAACCGGGTCCGAACGTTTTGAATGTAAACGCCGGGGTTGCGGTCGGGCCTACTTATTATAATATCACAGCACCAACGTCCGGGGCGATTATCGAGGGCGACGTTGGGATAAAAAACAGTAGTCCTACACAGGCCTTGCACGTAACGGGAAACGCAAGGGTTACGGGCGCTTTTTACGACAGTAACAACCAGGCGGGAACATCCGGGCAGGTGCTTTCCTCAACGGTAACAGGTACGGACTGGATAACAAACGCGTCCGGCGGCGGGCCGGATAGCACCTGGGCAAAGTCGGTAGGCGGGGGTTATGCAAACAAAAGAATCACAGACCCGGTTTATCGAAGTGCGGCGGCGAGAATAAATATGGCTGCGGATAGCGCGGCTTTGACACTAAAGTATCACAGCGCACAGACGGCACCGATTTTTGATATAGAGCGAAACGACGGCACAACGGTTGCTTATGCGCATGTGTACAACGAGACAGGAAGCAACCCGACATTGGTCTTCGGAAAGGCAGGAACAGTAAGTGCGAGCAGTCCAAACAACACGGTATTTGGCCTTACGTCCGGGTTGTTTTCCGCCGGGGCCGGCGACAATACACTGATCGGCGCCAGGGCTGGCAACAGCCTGAATGGCGGTTACGAAAATACGTTTGTTGGATCAAGGGCCGGGCAAAGCATAACGTCTGGTGGCCAAAACGCCGGGTTTGGATATTCCGCGCTGCAAAACATCCAAAACGGCGGGCAAAATATGGCGATTGGCCGGCGGGCCTTAAACTCGCTCACGTCGGCAAGTAGAAACACCGCTGTTGGGTCTGATGCCCTTCGACTTATAACAACTACGGCGGATAACGTCGCAATCGGCACTCAGGCGGGCGATAGTTGTGTTGGAAGCAACAACGTATATATCGGTTCGGCGGCTGGCAGGAGAAGTAAGGGTAGCGGAAATATTCTAATAGGATATTCAGCGGGGGAGAATCAGGGCAACGTGTCGAATCAGTTGTACATCGAAAATACAAATTCCACAACCCCGCTAATCGGCGGCGACTTTTCGGCGAACAGGGCGGGCATAAATACGGCGCCGGGTAGCCTTGTCCGCGATTTTCACGTTACAGGAGAGGTTAGGATTACGGACCTTGCGACCGACACGCCGACACGGTTGGTTGGGGCCGATGCGGATGGAGATTTGGATACAATAGGCATCGGTGCGGAGGGTGAACTACACATTACCTCCGGCACCCTGGGCACGAACTTTCATACGACGATCAGCCCGGCGCAGTTGACTGCCGGAATGACGAACAACTGGAATCCGACTGGACTGGCGACAGCGTGGATAATTCGGGTTGATGCGGACGGAAAGTTTGAAATGATTACGGGCATAGTGGCCCCGACGTTCAATAAACCCCTGAGGTTGTGGAACGTGAGCGCAAACGCGATTTTATTCCCTACTGAAAACCAGAGCAGCACGGCGGCAAACCGTTTTTCATTCGGTCGCGATGTGGTTTTGTTTCCCGGAAAGTGTATTGAAATTCAGTATGATCTTACGTCAACGCGGTGGCGGTTAATATCGGCTGCGGGTATATACGACGATGTGCAGCACCTTTATTTCAATGAGGCATTTAATGCGCCTGTATCGGGAACATCCGGCGAGTGGTCGTTTTGGGATATTGTATCTGCCGGATCGGTCAGCGCAACAGCTCCGGTGGCCGGGCGGTGGTCGGGAATTTCGGTGAACACGGGATCGTCGGCAACGGGTAGCGGGTATGTCGCATCAAAAGACGTGTTTTTTGAAAACGACAACACATCCGGCACGGCGAACTGGGCATATTGCAAGGCGGTGATAAAGACGCCGGCGAGCCTGTCGGACGCGTCAAATGATTACACGGTCCGGATAGGGTTTAACGCACAGGTAGCGGGCGGAGGCGCGACGGACGGAATTTACATAGACTATAACCATGCGACGCACTCCGGGAA